AGGATTTGTCCAAGTTTAATATGCCAGTCTGCTGTAAATAAAATCATCCTAATAGTTCATCCCCAGGTGTCCATTCACACCCTGTTAATCCACCTGCTTTAATGCCTTGCAAAGTTCTAAGAACTTCATGAGCATTTCTGCCTGTGTCAAGTGCGTTAACACTTACATGTTGTATTATATCATTTCTGTCAATGATAAAAGTAGCTCTATAACATACTCCTACTTCTTCATGAACTATTCCTAATTTAGAAGATAGTCCTAAGCCACAGTCTGCGGCCAAAGAGTGTTGTATGTTTCCAATGAGTTCATTATCTTGTTTCCAAGCTAATTTACAAAACTCATTATCACCACTAATACCAATAACATTAGCTTCCCCTACTAACATATCCATTCCCGCAATTTCTGTTGGGCATATGAAAGTAAAGTCTTTTGGATAGAAGTATATAACTGTGTAATCTTTTTTCAAAGGTTCGTACTGTTCTGTGACAGATACGGGTACAAAGTTATTATCTTTGTCTACACCCTGCAGTGTAAAGGCAGGGAACTTCTCTCCAACGCCTATCATGATACGTCAAACTCGCTAGAAATATCTTCTGAAACTTCTGAAGAACCTTCATTTTGAATTTCTCTTAGTAACGCTAGTTGAGCATCAGCAGTTGGTCTAACAAGTACTTCGTCCATAGACTTAAGGTCTTTAACTAAAGCTTGTTCCCACTCTTCTAATTCTCTTGGTTTACATTTTAAAACTGCTAACTGATATTCCACATTAAATACCTGTGGTCCAGTTTTCTTTCTTTTAAAATATATGTCGTAACCAGTTGTATAATCGGTTGGGTCTCCCAACTCTTCCATAGCAACTAGTATTTGGTCAAACAATTTTCTTTTTAAGTTTAACACTTTGATAGACTTGTCTGAATAGTCTATACATTGAACCGCATAAGACCAACCACACTTTAAGTCTGGATAAAAGTCTTTTACATGGTCTGGTTCAACATTTGTGAAGGCTTCTGAATTTCTGTCGAATGACAAACACTCCATAGGAATGTTTTTGTTGTTCTTGCCTTTGACCCAGTAAACGTATCTCGGTAATAAATCACCAACAAGTCTTACATGATGGTCTTCTCCACTCGCATAGTTATATGTTACGATGGAATTTTTTTGGGCTGAGCCCTTTGTTGTATTAAAGCCAATAGCCATAATATTCTCCTATAATGTCTCCTCGAACTTAAAGTGAATCCTTTTATCTTTAATTTCAAGCAGTCTGTTTTTATTAATAATATCTTCTGATATTGGACATACCAGAAGGTCTAGTGTGGTGTCTTTGTTTTGAACATACTCATAGTAGTTTCTGAATGACGCGACACCTGCATATTCAGCTACCTCTTTGTCAGAGTATGTTCTACCAACGTCAAGTAATTCCTGGGGATTAAGTAGGAAAGACTTGCCGCCAAAATTATACTGATAAAATTTAAACGTTTTATCGTGATAATTTTTAGGGTGTATCTTAAATGTAATAATTCTAAGTATTGTAATTATGTCAGCGACATTGCCGTTGCTTGCTTTTACAATCCTATTCCAATTAAATAATAACATATTATATCAAAATTTTGAGTTCTTGTCAAGAACTATTTTCCAGTAGGTTTCGTAATAGACTGTTCAGAAGGTTTTTGCAAACTTTCTGCATATTCACCGCTAATCGTAGCGTGTACTCCTTGTTGAGCCATTTGTATCATATTTCCGTGATATACGTAGCTTCCACAATGGCTAAGTTCAATAAATGGGAGAGTCCATATATCAATACCATTCTTTCTAGCTGTCTCACAGAACATGTAATCTTCACTTAGATATCTGTTTTGTTCATTTATAATACAGTCAAAGAAAGCTGTTATCTGCTCTCCTGGAGCAAACTCTCCTTCTCTTATATGGTCTGGAGTATATTTTCTTTCTGGCATTGTTGGTTCAAGAGTTTCAAATACGCTTCTGTGTATCATCATAAATCCTGTACCACCTTCTTGTACTTTTACAGGTTCATATACTGGAACTTGATTGTTTTCATACTCACCAGGCAAAGGATTAAATACCATATCACCTGCTACTTTTTCTAGTCCCATAGGGTTGTTATCAAAGTTACCACTTTTTGCAGCATGTAATACTTTTTCCCATGCTATAGTTTTCTTTGGGTAAAGCCCTGTCATTATTTTATACTGTTCTGGATTGTCTGCCATTAAATGCCACATATACATTAAATCCATATCTGACCAAGCAATATCGCTATCTATAAATAATAAATAATCACAATCACTTTTTAAAAAATTAGCAACACAATAGTTTCTTGCTCTAGTAATTAAACTTTCATTGAATAAATAATATAACTGTAAGTGTAGTCCTTGATTCATACAAGTACTGACAGTCTGCATTAGACTTCTAGTATAAAATCCATGGCACATTCCTCCATACATTGGTGTACCTAAAAACACTTTTGTTTTTCTCATTGCTTCAATATTTAATTGTATTTGTTGTTCACTCATAATACTTTTACCTCATATCCTTCTCTTATATAAAAGCCCATTCTAGCACTTGCTTGACGAGCTGCTGTTTTTCCTTTTAAATTGATATCCACAATTATTGGTTGCTTCTTACCTTCCTTTTTTCTTATTACCCTACCAATTAACTGTGTTAATAACGGGTCATTATTAACAGGTGTACCTAGTACTAAACAACTTAAATCATCTAAAGATATTCCTTCTGAGAATATAGATTGCGTACCAAATAATATATCTTTTTCATCAGTTTTTAACTGCTTTAATGTAGTTTCCCTATCATCAAAGTCCATATCTCCAGTTATAGATACGGCTCTATCTCCTACTAATCTTGCGCACATTTTCAGTAAGTGTACTCTATCTGATACTACTAAAACTTTGTGTCCTTCTGCTGCATATTTTGATGCTATCAGAGCAACTGTATCTACATACTCTACATTATGTGTCAAGTCATTAACTCTTTCCGCCCAAGGAGTAAATGAACCATCTAGAAATCTAATATCAGTTTTATAAATGTGTATACTAGGAATAAGATAATTCTCTCTAGGCGGTCTAAAAAGAGTATTCCCAAAATAGTCTCTAAAAACTACGTGCCTACCATCTTTACGCTCTAATGTTCCTGTCAAACCTATCTTATATCTTGTAGGCATTTCATCTACAATTCGTGTAAAAGTAGGACTACTAACATGATGCATTTCGTCTAAAATCAATGTTCCAAATTCGTTCTTTATATCGTCCATTTTTCGGTATAAACTTTGAATATTCCCAATAACTATAGGAGCATCAATATTAAAGACACCACCACCTATCACGCCAGCTTTAATTCCAAAACATTTTTTTACCTCTTTTTCCCACTGCGCTCGTAATGATGTTGTATGTGTTACAACTAGTGTTTTCTGACTAAGTTTACCCGCTATAGAAATACCTGTAAAAGTCTTTCCCCAACTTACCCAAGCGTTAATTATAGCGTTGTCTTGTATGTCGTCATATACAACTTTCTGCGAAGGTCGTAAATCAAACTTAAAGTCTGGAAAGCTCGTTTCCACACTAACACGCTTGTCGACTATTTCGTAATCATCTGGGATTAAATCCAATCTTCCCATAGGTATGGAAATCAAATCATCACGAATATACTTAATTGTTTTAAATACTTGTGGAGGGTCTTGAGGCATACGAGGAGGTATAGTATAAGTAAGTTCTTTCTCGATAGAATTATGCAAATCTTTAGTGACTTCCATATAGATTCTGTTACTAAGAACTGCTTTCATTTATCTTATTCCTCAAATTAGTACTAGAAAAAGAGTGTTGTCTACTTGTATACCAAACTTCATGCAGCCCTTTTCCTGTAAATTCTTTTTGTGTATAATCTTCTCCTACGAATCTTATATGTATTTCAGTAGCCTCTAATAAATCAAGTAGACTTTGTTCCGTATCATAAGGAATAATCTCATCAATATATTTCACTGCCCTTAGTTGTATATATCTTTCAAATACAGACTGCACTGGTTTATTTTTATCCTGTCTATCAATGCTAGGGTCTGTTTGTAATCCAACTATTAGATAATCGCAATTCTCCTTTGCTTCTTTAAGCATTACTATATGCCCTGCGTGTAGTAAATCAAAACAACCACAAGTAAATCCTATTCTCATAATCCGTATGCCTCTGCCACTTCTGGTATGTAATCTCTTATATTCATATCTCTCCATTTATCTAATGTTCTTAATTTATTTTTTAGTGATTCTACTTGACTACTATCGTGAGCAGTATTAGGAATACCATGCCAGTTAGATATTAAGTGTTTATATTCATCTGGAAAATTAGTTATACACATGTCAGCTGGCTCCATACATTGTGTAATATTAACTTTAATATTTTCTTTCTTTGCCCATTGCTCTAGTTCTAAATAATAAGGAGCGCTAAGCACACTTTGTAAAGAAGCTATTTGTACTTCTGCAAACTTTTTATATTTGTTTATATTTTTCTCCATAATAGTCCAATCAGACCCACTTCTAACATACTTTGCCTTCTCGCCAATAACATCTACGGATACTAATATTAGTAGATTTGAAAATCTTTTTAATTGTTTTACTACTGCAGGATTCCATATTGTTGCATTTGTAGTAATTTCAATCTCTACATCAGAAGGAAGTTTAGTTAATAAATAAGCCAAGTGCTTTACCATCATAGGCTCACCACCTGTTATTTCTATTCTTCTAACATCATGTTTAAGTATTTTGTTTAAATTGTCTTCTGTTATCCAATTATTTATTTCTGGTGTTATATCTAAATAATGTATTTTATTATTTTCATGTTCTATTGCTTCCTTCATAATAGAACTACTAGAGCGAGGCCAACAACTTATACATTTTAAATTACAAGCATTGCCCAAAGCTAAATCAAAATGTGTAACTCCTTCTCCAGGGTCTGCCCACATTTTATTTATTCTCCACTTATTCAAACCATAAGGACTAGTGCTTAAAAACCTTTTACTAGTCATACCTATATCTTCTTTTACTTTGCAATTTTCACAAAACTTATGATATCTCATACTTGCCAAATCTTCTTTTGCTTGTATTACATCAGGAGTATTTTTATATTCTTCTACTGTCATATCTGCTATATTATATTTAGTATCATCTTTACTTATACAACAAAATCTATACTTACCATCTGTGTCTACTTTTACTCCATGGTCTAACCAAGCGCATGAAGTCATACAAAAACTATTTAAAAGTCTTAAGTTTTCTTCTTTCCAATCTGCTTGTACCTTCCTATGGTTATTATCCCAAGGACTAGACCATCCTACTTTAGTTTTTCTTTCTTTTATATGGGCAGGTAAGTAGTGTCCTAAGGCTTCTCTTAACACATACTTGTAAGTGCCTGTTTCATAGTCTATGTGTGGTTTAAATTTTTGTACACCTGCTTGTCTAAATATGTATCTAGCAAAGTTTTGTCCTAAAAATACAGGTCTTGATTCCATTCCAAACATACCACAAGTTTGGTCAGCTGCTAAAACATTCTGCTCAGAAGTTACTAAAAGGTCAAAAAATAATCCATTGTTAAATGTATCTGTTTTTGACCATATTCTTTTTGGTATCCACTCTTTGTGTTGTTTTAACCCGAAGTTTACTGTGTCATTATCATAGCCAATATTAAATCTTTTAGCATGATGAGTATAGCCAGTAAAAAATTCGTCTGCACTATCTCCTGTTAAAATTACTTTGCAACCATCTTCGGACGCAGTCTTACACATTAAATATCTAGGCGCTTGTCTATTCTTATCTACCCATGAAGTGTGCGTATTATTTACCCACATATTACCATAAGCATTTACATCCTCTTTCTTCAGAGTTACTACTTTATAGGGAATGTTCCACTCTTTACAAGTTTTTATAGCTAAATCTTTCTCACCCATAAAGCCTTTATGAGTATGATATTCTCCTTCAATATCTTCATAACCACAGATATAAGCAGTCAAGTCTAGTCCCATGTCTTTTACAACGGATAAAACAAATGTACTGTCTAGTCCTCCACTTAAAAATATACCTGTCTTTTGTTTATTATTTGCTACTTTTCTCATAGAAGTTACAAGTTTATCTTCTAGTTCAGGAATATTCATAGGCTCAGATTTTATACTGTAGTAATCCCACATATTTTTCTGACTTATCTTTTTAGTTTTAATATTGTAAGTTATTACTTGTCCTGGTGCTACTTTCTTTACATTTTTATAAGGACTTAAATGTCCTGTCCATATTGGATTTCTATCAAAATGTTTCCATTTATCCATATCAACTTCTTTACTAAAAATACTTCTTAAACTTGTAGATGCTGTAAATTCTTTATCATCTAGTTTATACCATAAAGGCTTCGCTCCAAAATGGTCTCTTGCAATTGTAATTTCATCATCTTTGTAATAAGCAAAAGAGCCATGCCAATCTGCAAACTCAATAAATTTAAACCCATAAGTCTCATATCCATCAGCTAAGAACTTAGTGTCATTCGCAATATTGGAATCATACATTTCTCCATTAAATACTAGATGATTACCTTTCTTAGTTTCGTAAGGCTGTACTTGATGTTCTCCATTTATATCTAAGAGTACATGCCCCATAGCTATACGACTATCATTCCAATAACTTACATCATCAGGCCCTCTAAATCTCTGGGCTTCTGTCATAGGCTTTATTCTATCTACTTCAGTTGTTACTACAAATCCGCACATCTATTCTACTCGAAACCAATCGATAATTGTATCTTCTCTTATATCTGCCCATCTGCCGAACTCTACATCAAACATAAGTATTCTACCACCTAGTTTATCTCCATCATTTAACGCACGTGCATCCATACCCTTAGTATGTTCAGGTACTAGAGTCATTTCTCTTTGTTTTGTTTCGCCTGTTCTTAAGTCTTCGTACTTAACTAGACAAATCCCCTTCTCCAGTTTCTTCACTAATTTTTCTAAATTCATTGCTATCCTTTAAATCTGGCATATTATCGCCATACTGTTCTCTACATTCTTCTTCAAATTCTGAATCGAAATATGTAGAGTGTTCTGTTATTTTTTTCTTACTTAATGCTTCTTGTACTTTTGAATTTTTCTTTAAGTTTTCTTTCAACATATACTCAGACATTTCTTCTTCGGCAAGTGCACGTAATCGTGGTTTCTTACCAAATATTTTCTCGTAGTTTTCGTCAAATTTATTCTTATCTTCAGGGCGACGTTTAGACCCTTTTCCTCCATGCCAGTTAGCCATCGTCTGCTAAACTCCTTATTAACTCTAAGAGTTCTTTGATAGTTTCCAAGTCTTGCTCGTTTTCAGTATCAATTTCTATTTGTATCTTCACATTTTTCTCCATGTGTCTTTCTTTTGTTTTGTTGAGTACTCCCATATTTTCCAAGGGAGTCCTTTTTTGTATATTAAACCTACCCAAGTATGGTCAGAAAGGGGAGGTCTACGTTCTATAAATGGGTAAGGAACATCTTTTATCCATACTACTGTTGCTATTTCTTTTAGTTCAAGTTTCTTTATCTTATGATATTTAATTTGTACTGTATGTGTTTTCTCATGTACAATTACTTTTCCTAAGCTATCAATAAATAACTTTCCTCTATGCTTGTTCATTGCTATTTCATCTTCTATCATATAGCGTAGAGGATATATACTTTTCATCGGAGTTTGCAACCTTCTTTCTCCTAAAGTTTCTCCTAACATATTAGTATCATCAACTACTTGGTCTTCTATCCAAACAATTCCATCTATTACTTCAGGCTCTGCATGTATAACAAACACAGGCCATGTTATTCTT